GCTTCGCCTTCTTCTGTGCCTTGTGCTTGATCACAATCTCAACGCCATCTTCTACGGGGCGGATCTCAACGGCTGCGTACTCCGTGCTGCTGATTTTAATCTTGAAATCTTCCATATTCATTTTTTCTTCCTGTTTTTCTGCAGTTCGTTCCAAGCATCATCGACATTGGTTTTTTCAAGGTACTCTTCCTTGAAGTTGCAGGCGAACCACACCAACTTTCCATCTTCCGTTCTTCCGATTACCAACGTGTCCTTGCCAATGTTCCTGCAAAAATCTCCAACCACTTCGTTGTCTTCATAGTTCACGGACTGATATTGGTAAACCATCCGTTCCTTTGTCTCCTGGGCACGTAAAACCTTGTACTTCTCAGGTGCATTATACCAAAACATCAGTTTCTCCATCGAGCAGCCCAAATCGAAAAACCTTCCGAGCTCTTCCTCGAACGCAGTTGATGCATCCAACATCATATTTCCGATTGCCATCATCACCCTGAACTCTTCAGGTGTCTTTGGGGCTATAATCCCCGCCCATCCAATCTTGTTTTCCATATCTTTATTCATAAATACTTGCTTATTTCAGAAACGACTTATTTTTGCTGATTTTTTTTCCTTGGGTTGTTATTCCTAAAATTACTTCCCTGATTGAGCCACGACTGAACCTTTTCCTCAGCGTAACTGACTATCTCATCATAGTAAACATCTTCTATCTCTTCTAACTTCGGCCCATCTACTCCTACGAAATGGGCGAACACAGCCATCATTACATATCCTACCTGTTCCGCATTGAGCCGCTTGCACATGTTCAAAAACGTGTCTTTCTTTATTTGAACAGCCGGTGCCTTGGTAATATCAGTATTCATAAAACAAAATTGTCTTGCCGTTCGGTCCACACACTACCTACTAGGCAAGACATTTTTTATATCGTTAGTGCTACACCGTGTGTGGTCGGTTTTGCCCCTTGTTGTCTATTCTAAATATACCAAAAATTTGGGACAAGTGAATAGTTGAGCATAGGTGTTGATCATGTGAAACCCTCTCCCTGCACTCTCTCCCACAAACAAAGAAAGAAAAAAACAAATAAAGGTACTGTACAGTACTGCACAGTACTGTGTAGAACCCCGTAGAATGGCGTTTTTTGAAGGTTGCCTCGCGTACGCGTAGACCAGGTATTATATAATACTCTGATTATATAGAAAAGAAGATAAACAAATATATAGAACCTCTATATAAGAATTACTTCGTAATCCTTATATATCGGTTACGCAACTTGCGTAAGTTCAATTTTTGTATATTTGTCTTGGAAGGTTACGATTGACAATGGCAAGCAAGAAGACAACGCACACTTGGACTCGTGGCGGCGGCAAATGGGTTCTCAACGTAGATGGAAGTTTCAGTATGAGCGGGGCAAGGTATTCGTTGGCTAGGTATGATACCAACCACGGGCTGTTCGATGTCTATGCGTTCTTCGAGTCCGACAAGAAAATCAATGAATCGTACGTGGAGCACGCTGTCGGAAAAAGGCTGCAGGAACTCTTCAACAGCGGAAAGTACATCTGCGTAGCCGAGAACGGAACGGGCAAGCGTATAAACAGGAACTTCGTGAGATTGGAATTCTATACGTTCTGCGAAAAGCCCGATCCCAAGAAAGTCGGAATGATCAAGGACATCGTAGCCGACTACATCAAAAACTAAATTCCTTCATTCCAATAAGCAATAAATACTTCAGTTTCCCCGGTTACCCCGGGGTTTTTTAATCCCCTAGAACCGAGCATTCGATTTCAGTCCTGTTCCAGTCCCTCGCTATCTCCAACACTTCTTCGGCGGCTTTCGCAAGGGCTTTGGTGGCGAAGCCCTCAATCGGTATCTCTCCTTTGTTGGCATCATCCACAATGCCCATAACCATAAAGAGCCTGTCACGCTGCCAATCCCAACGGATTTCCGTATGAATTTTCTCTACGTTGAAGGAGCACACCCTGATGGTGCTTATCTTGCTTGCGCCCGTTTCAACCACCTTGCGGAAGAAATTGCGGGCATTGTTCAGCCCTTCCGCCAACTTTGCGTTGATGGTTTCATAGTCGGCGGGTATCGTGTGGTAGTTACTCATTCCCTAGCGCCCTGTTGCACCTTTCCTTGATGCACCACTCAAGGTAGTCGTAGTCTTCAATCTCGCCATCGCCCTGCTCCAAGTGCTCTTCACAGACACTTCTAACGGCTTCGGTTATGATTTGCTCATACTGCTCGAAGGTGTACTTCTCTTCATCCCAAAAGACAGCGCCGGTTGAGAGTATGGCATCTATGTATTCCTTGACAATCTTCTCCATACTGCAAAGATAGAAAAAAAAGGACACCTTCATGGCAAGGCATCCTTCTTTTTTTTGACTTTTTCAGCTGGGGACTTTCCTGACACCGAGTGAAACTGCGATGGAACCCCTTGAGAATTTTAACGTATTTATATCAACTCAAAGATACAAAAAATGCACGATTTCAACAATCCCGCAATAATGCAGTTTCCGTGAAATTATGCGTACGGAGCATAAAAAAACGGCGGAAACATCTCTGCTGCCGCCGTTGTGAACACTGCAATAAAATTTTTGGAACAATATGTTGAATAACTCACACCCCGAATGTCAAGGTGCAATTCAAATATACTATTTTTTGAATACAAAGAACCTGAATGCGATGTATGCCAATGCGAGTATGCCGACAACCGACATAACACGCCAAAACCACGGAACCACTTTGACTATCTTCTCAACCTCAACGGGCACGGGAACCTCCTGTTTGATCACGCTGTCACGATAGACAATTTTCTCCTTCAATGGCACGTTTTGCACCGCTTCTTTTTTTATGTTCTCAAGAGTGCCCCGTAATTTGCCGCTGGTGGTGTCCAGGAACGCCGTAGAGCGAGCCAAATCAGTCGAGAGTACAAGAGTGTCACCCACATCGCAAAAGTCGCTTAAACGGGCTTTTTCGAGTTCGATGCGGATAAGCGTGTCACGGAAGTAAATCGAGTCCTTGATATGGACTTCTTTAATCGTTTCAACAGGTACGTAGATTGTCTTTGAACAACCGCCAAAAACTAACAACCCGAAGAAGAAATAAACTAAAAGTCGTTTCATAAAAATTAGATATTTTTCTTATATCGAGCAATTATTAGATAAAGCGAACGAGGGCTTCATCACTTCCCTCGTTCTAATCAGTCCTGTGAGAGTGGTAGCGAGCCCGGTGCACGGCTGATGTATTATATTATGCATTAACCCTGTTTTCGGGGGTTAAAGCGTATTTTATTTTACGTTGAGAGAGAAAATGTTGTGCCGCTGTCCTCCGTTGTTGTTAAACAAGCCGATATGGATCCATTCCGAATTGCCTTTCTTTTCTATGATGCATTGGTCGAAATCCTTGTCCTTGATCCAATTTTTTACGAATTTTTTGAATTCTTCGAATTTTCCATTGACAGGGTAGATGTCGGCGGCATAGCCGATCTTATGGATTGAATTTGGCACGCCTCCCACCGCCTTGTTCAGTGCATCATTTCTGAATCCCGAAGACACACGTATTCCAGAGCCCCACGCCTCACGGAGTCCATCGAGAAATTGTGCGAGTTTGCGTAATCTCAACACAATTTCCCATGATGGTGTGTTCTCGATGCTCTTCTGCCGTGCTGTGGAAGAAGTAAGGAACTCTTCCAAGTAGAAATATTTGCTGAAATTTTCCATTTTTCGATAAGATTTGCTTATGCATCAGCTAAACCATCTGAGCATACAACCTTCTGTCCGCTCCTCTTGTGATAGAGCCAATCCGTGTCCTTGTTGAGTGCGTTCCACTGTGCAACGGTGCCATCATAATAAATCTCGAGATTGTCAACGTTTCCATTGAAAGCGTTCGCATTCATACATTTCATAAGTCCGGCTCTTGAAAAACTAGGAATGTTTATGTACCTGATTGTGCTTTGATAAAAGAATTGGGCGGGAATCTTTCTCAAAGTGGAAGGAAGCGTTACGCTTTCTATGTTTTTTCTAGATGAGTAAATATCAAGACCCATAAGTTCCATACCCTCAGGCCACACTATTTCAACGACTTGCTCGGTATCGACAACGGCGTTTGCACTCAGAATCGGTCTCGGGAACGTAACGATTCCATAGCCGTTCTGATACACGTTGCTTGTCGCCCACATATCATTTCCATCCATATCTGTAGCCCATCCCTGCATAAGCCCGTAAGGAACTGCCTCTCCTGTTGTCGAGCGGTAGAAGATTTGGTTAGACTGCGGGCTTCCGGTAATCTGTCTCAACGGATCATATCCATAGTGGTGCGTAGAGCCGCTGATTGTAACAGGTATGATGCTGACTCTGGACTCTTCCCACTCTTGTTGCGTTGTATATCCGCTAGGTCTTGCGGCATCAACATATTGCTCCGTACCCATCAGAATGTAGCCACTGTTTTCGGGGCGTGTCCATTCCCAATATCTTGAACTTGGAACAGATGCTTTGCTGTCCGTTTGGTTAGGGGCTCTCAATCCAATCTTGTTTCCATCAGTATCGCCAAACAAGGAGTTGCAAAGTACTGATGCTCTCGTTTGATCGGTTGCCAAATCTGAATTGGAGTAGAAACTTACTCCGTTCGCTGTAGTTGCAAAATACTTTTTGTTGTAGATGTCGTAGAACAGATAGGCGTTGCCTGTGTACACATTGTCGCCAGGATTAGGGTGGTTTTTGATATATATTGTTGCACCGCTAAGTTCAGGAATGTCAGCCATCGGTATTGCTTGAACTATCCTCAATCTTTGCGCATCAGACACATGAACCACTCCGTTTACAACGTTCGCATCAGTGAACGAATACTTGTACCAATCCATCGGCAACGTGTATTCCGGTGTTAGTTTTGCGTATTTGTCTTCCGCATCCCACTTGAAGACATAGAGTCCGTAGGCAACTATGTCATCTACATCCTTTATTTCAGTTCCAAGGATCAAGTTGTTCGTGATTGCTGAATTGATTGTGTCTCCGCTGCTCTGTTCTCCCCTCTGCCTGAACGTTGCGCTGTCGGAAGCAACGTAGTTCGTGTCGTTTCCTGCGAACGAAGCGTAGATGTCCATCTTGTAGTACCTGTCATCGCCTGTGTTCGCAGAGAACGTGATGCAGTCTCCAGACATACTGTCCGTTCTTCCGCTTCTAACGAAGTTGAAATTACCTTCCGAAGTCGCACCGCTGCTCAATTCGTACTTCACCTTGCCATCGCAATTTGACTCCCAACCGAAGCAAACGAGCTGCTGATCCTTGGTTATTTCCGTAGGAGAGTTCGTGAAGTTCATGTAAGGAACTTCCTGATACCAATTGATTGTCTGTCCGCCAATCTCGACAGTGCGTTCACGCAAAGACTGGCTGTCGTTCGCACTGAAGTTGATAGTCAGCGAATATTGGTTCCAAGAGTCGCCTTCGTACGCTCCTAAAGGAGAAGTGTACACATAGTGTATCGGCGGCTGAATGTTCGTTTCGTAGTTGATTGTGAACGCCGTGGCTGCAGCGGAAACAGTCTGCCCGCTTGCGGTAAGTATGTTGAAATACGTGTCGGCTTGGTTCTGTGTCCAATGGAGAGTTCCGAGAACGTTTCCTGAGAGGTCTTGGAACAGTACTTCCATCTGAACTGCGCTCGTGCCCGTGTTTTCAGGGAACGTGAGTGTCAGCGTTCCGCCACTCGTAGTTCCTCTTTCTCTGCCGAACGTGTAATCCACGCCCGTGTAGTTCGTTTCATAGTTGATTGTGTACGAAGTGGCTGTGCTGCCAATCCTCTCGTTGTCGGAAGTTTGAAGTTTGAAGAAATAGTTATGGCACCATGCCTGAATACTTCCAACTTCCTTACCATTGTATATAGCATTCGCCCATATAAGACTTTCATAGCTGTTTCCCCTGTCGGAAGGCACTGCAACTTCCACCTGCATCGGAGTTCCGTATACCCAAGTCGTTTCGTTCAAGTCTATGTTGGTTTCGCCGTTCCAATAGTGCCACTCGAACTTGATGTCTCCTTCGCAGTTGGTATCAAACGGAATAGTCACACCGCTTTCATCGGGTTCAATCCATCTGTATTCATCTGCATTTAAATAATAGACAGCCGCATTCTGTCTCCAATTCAGGGTTCTCTCGAAACCTCCGCCGGGAGAACCTGCAACAAACCTGTAGGTAACAGTTTCATTGGATGTGTTCACCGGGAACTGAGCCATAATTGAAGTGTTCGTTGTCTGTCCGCTCGAATACAGTTTGTCGTTCCTGTAAAGTTTCCACTCCACAGTTTCGAGATTGGTGTTCCAAGATACGAGATAGTCGTATGCCTCTGCTGAAATTCGCACGTTGTCTCTGTTCGTGAAGTTGAGGAAATAGTTTGGAAGATGGTAAACCTCCCTCCAATCATCTCCGCCTTCGTTGGAAACATTCAAGTTGTAGGCTATCTTGCTGGTTCCATCGTTGACAATCGGATCCAAGACAAGGTAGGTGTTTTCCGTGTCGCCCTCCATAAGCACACTGCAATCGCCTCCTTCAACACATTTGAGAACACTATAGTGTGTTGAAGGTTCGGATGTCTGCCAACTGAATAGAAACCAATTCTGCGTGTTCGGAATGTTTACGTTATTGTTTGCAGGGGTAACGATGCGAATGAACTTCTTCGTTGCAGGTTCTCCGTTCCAAGAATATCCGACTTCGCAAACAGTGTCGTTCACCACTGAAATCTCGACAGTCGCATAAGCCCCGTTGCACCTGTCCTTGAACTTCTCGGTTTCGGTGAAAAGATTGATTGAATATTCATCGGAAACGCCTATCACACCATCGGTGTTTTCGATAGCCCTGATAATGTTTTTCAGGATTTCGACAGCCGCAGAATGGATGTCAACCGCATTGCTGTTGTCTTCAAGAAGTCTATCAATGTAGAAAATTGTCAGTTGATATGTGGTATAATTTTCCTCAACCCTGTGCGTTCCTGTCGGAGACACATAGAGTATCGGATAGTTATGGATTGAAAGATCATTCAACTCATAGACACTACCACCGCAGCCCGTAAAATTTACGAGTTTATCGCGGACTCCTATGATTCCTATGGTGTTAAGCAGTCTACTCAAAGTCATTTCAAAAATGTATTATTGTTATTGTTTAATATTAGTAATTCAATATGGAAGAAGTTTGGAAGCCCGTGGTAGGGTACGAAGATTTGTATGAGGTTTCAAATTATGGCAACGTACGGAGGAAAATAAAACTAAGATGGCAGTTTAACAAGTTTGGATATGCCCGTGTTTCGTTATGGAGAAACGGAGTCCAAAAATGGAAAATGATACATAGGTTAGTGGCAGATGCGTTTCTTCCTAATCCCAAAAATCACCCTGAGATAAATCATAAAGATGAAAACAAATTAAACAACTTTGTTTTCGTAAACCAATATGGCTCTGTTGATCCAGAAAAATCAAACATCGAGTGGTGCACGCACGAATATAACAACAACTACGGAACTCGGATTGAAAGGTGTCTTGAAACTAGAAAAGAAAACAAAACAAGCTGTAAACCAATAAAAATGCTGTCATTGAACAATGAACTGATTAAAATGTTTGAATCCGCGACTGAAGCATCTGTTTTTGTTGGTGCGAAAACTGTTAGTAATATATCAGGTTGTGCAAACCACAAACCACATCACAACACCGCCTACGGATACAAATGGGAATGGGCTTAGAGTTCCTGTTCCTCCTCCACGCCATCCATTTCCTTATTCACTGACACCGTGGTTCCGCCGTGGGTGATTGAAGCGGGCACTCCCTTGTTTATCGCCCTGTAAACAGCACCTAACGATGCAAAGGCGAATAGTTCCGCTACGCCTTCAAGGACTGTCGCATTGATAACTCCAGTCGGGGGAAGTATGAAGGAAACCCCGAGCAATAAAATGGAGACAACTCCGAACACCCAAAAAGCGGCGTTGTCAGCAATGTAGTTCCGCCAAAAAGCTTTCATATCTTATATCCCCAAATATAATTGCGTATTCGCTGTCTTTTTCAGACAGGGAGATTGTTTGCCGCATGAGCACTGAATGTCGAGTTCAGGGAATGCGGCTCTGTTCTCGATAAGGAAGTCAATCATTCTGTTCTGCTTGTCATCGCTTTGGGTTTCATAATAGTCGGCAACTTCTGCAATGTTACGGAGTTGTGCGGCTTGAATATTGGCATCGAAGTCCTGACTTATGCCGATATTCCTGATTTTGAAACTGATCGGAACGCAGATTTCAACGTTCGCCTTGTAAGCAAGGAAGTTGAAGATATAGTCATCAAGCAGCGTTAGATATGCGGCGTTCTCATCGGAATCGATGGATCCATCGGCAACCTTCTCCTGAATGGACTCAAGCAGATTGTCGCCTATAATCTCCCTCAAGTAGATGTCTTGGGAAGAACGAATTGCTGAAGACACGATGGTGTCATCAACGTTATAATTTATCTGACTCACCGCTTTGACATCATCGCAGCTGATGAGATATATGTTCTTATTCTTGTTCATTGTCGGTATCGAAATCTATCTTGAATGGTTCAATGGTTATTGCGGACTCGCCGTTGAGGATGTGTGCGAAAACCCTGTCGAGGGCTTCCACAATCATATCCTGTATGGGAACAATCACGCAGGTGTTGAATATCTTGAAACTATCCTTGTACTCATCGGTTGAGAAACCCGAATTTTGGTACAATCCCATAAGCATAGGAGAGCACCTTAGAGAAGTGTAGATGTTGGAGCGGCAGTTGTCCTTGATCGCGATGTACCTGTCGGTAGCATCATCGCTCTCAACCTTGGAGACAGTGACTTCCTTGTCGGAATTTGAGAAATAGAGCATAAAATTGCTGTCGGTTTCAGTACCCGTGAATTTTTGCTTAATTTCCTTGTTTATTAGATCTTTCTGTTCCTTGGTAAGATTGCCCGCATTGGGTAAGTTAACGATATACTTGCAGGAGAAGCCGTTCGAAACGCTGTTTAGTGAATACTTGGAGCACTCGATTTCGGTAAGGACATCATAAAGAGCCCCGTACCAAGTTGGAAGCGGGTAAACGTTTTTCGTGAAGTCGCCCTTGAAGTAGAAGATGCTCGTTTCGTGTTTCTCATCCGGGTTGTAACGTGGATACTCCTTAGACTTCGTGCCCCATTTTGTCCACTGCTTTGTGGCATAGAACACTTTCGTACCGCTTTCGTTGGTACGAGCCCTTGCGAAGTCTAGCGGGAACAGCTCCGCGACAGTCCCCATCTTTGAAAGCACCACTTGGAAGCAGAATCCCCCATATACCATAAAGTCGAGCGAGATTGAAGCGATGAACTGCCTCATAGTCATGCCTGTCCTGTTCACCTGCTTGTTGAACTTCGCAATCTTGTCGTTAATCTTGATGTCGGAACCCAAAATGTAAGGAATGTATCCATCAATCACGCTTTTCAGGGTAGCCGAATAGCGATAGCAGTTCCTCAATAGGATGGGCATATCGTTGTCCTTTCCGTAGGACACTATGGCGTTGTTCGAATAAACCGATTCGCTATATTCGGGAACGCTGTATTTCTTCTCCGTGTCAATCACAGACAATTGGAGTTCTATTTCTTTGTCAGCCATCTAATAATAAGTTTTCTTTCATTTAATATTCTTTTCGGCTGATTTTGGAAAAAGCCGTAGTTTTTTATTGGAAAAGCGTTGAAAAATGCCCCAAAATTGATTGTAAAAGCGGACAAAAATCAAAAAACCCGCCCTTTTGACAGAGCGGGTTTCGATTGAATATATTCTTTTATACCTGCGGGAACAAGGTGTTCCACTGACCGCCGGCATACAGGTTGAGTGAACTGTTGGAAGTGTCGAAAGCCATAAGTCCTTCGAACGGAACATAGTATTCCACAAGTTCTGACACTTCACCGGGTTCACTATAATCAGCGAAATTAAAGTCGAATGAATATGTAGAACCAGTCGAAATGTTATTAATGCGAGGGTGGTATGGATATCCATTGCCATCAATTTCACTGCTGTTCCAAGTTCCGCTAGCAGCAACAAACCAACTCTCCGCATCACTTGCATAATAGTAAATCTTGATATTGGTATTATCGGCTAAAACTTTGTATCTGTCTCCATACTCTTGAGTGACAAACAACTGTGTTTCCGCAGTGAGACCGGTAATGAAATCGGCTGGTGCTGAAAAAACACCTCTGCTCATTTCAACGGCGTTCACACCTGCATTTGAAAGTCCTGAAACTGTTTGGTATTTTTCATATTCCTCAGTCCATTCAGCAACACTCATTCCTTCATCATTCAACTTCCACTCGCCGTGGATTGTCTTGTTTTCGAACTTACCATCAAGATAAATGCGGCCTTTGCTGTATGTCCCGTTGAACACTTTGTCTTTGTACTTCAACAGGAAGTTTGGTTTTGCCGGTTCTTGTCTTGTTGCCCTGTTTATGTTCATCCAAGGAATTCCATTGCTGTCCAAGAAGTGACTGTTCGAGTCAACGCCAAGCATAATTGTCGGAGACACTTCAAATGCTTGGAATATGATATTGTTTTCATCTCTGCTTGCCACACAGCTTGCGAAAATAGGGTTGTTTATACCTCCTCCACCTTCAAATGTAAATACACTTGAAGTGAAATATACAAGACTATCATTTATGGAATAAGGTTCGAAAATGAACAATTGCCCGCTATCATAATTAATATATTGAGCATGTAGATTATCGACAAACAGTTTTATGTTTTTCCTGTTTTCAAGTTGAAGGGCAAAAATCTTTTCAACCAGTTCCTGCTTTTTCTCGGAGTCATTTATGTCATTGTAATCGAAATAGAGATAGATGTCATCATATCCGCTTGCACGGGTGAAGCCGGAGTTTTGATACCTGTATGTTGCACCATCATGCTCAATCTCTGCATTGTAAGGATCCGTTGTGGCAGAAGTGGAACCTTCTTCAAGAGTGATTGTCCAAGAGCTGTCAGGGAGATATACATAGAACACGCCATTTTCATTGTCGGTCTTGTAGTAGAAATCACTACCACCTCTTTTGTGCACTTCCCCATCATTCTGATAGTCCCAATGGAAATCAGTACCTGAACGATAGATTCGTGTCTCATTGTTCTCCGGATCATAAACGCGTGCAACATCTCCTTCACTTGTGGTTGCGGTAATGGCATAACCGGGATAAGGAACTATATCTGTATGCGGAGGAACAAAAAACAACTGTCCTTCAACCGCACTTTGCGGAAGTTCTGAAACCACATTATAATCGCCGATTCTGTCAGACACGACTCTGCTCATCATCCAAGGCGAAACTTTGCTTAGAGTGCAATGCATATATATGGTACCGTTGTCACCATTAAAACGCAAAGCATTCCCTGAATAGTCTGTCAGCGCCATATAAATGGATTTGTCATCATCCCTGTACAGGACATAGACAGGAGTTCCGCCTGAAGCAAGAGCCACCATTTCGTTGGGAACGCTCAAATCAGTATGATCATAGGTGTCTCCCGAGAACAGCTCATCGTACATATACACCTTTACGCCACCTTCGCTGCTTCCGCCACTCACAACAAGCGTGTCGCCAGAGAAAGCAAGTCCTTCGCCAGCCTTTACAGAGATGGCGCTTCCGCTGATTTGGATACCGTTTCCTGCGGTGTACTGCGTTCCGCCACCGCCGCCGCCGTTGTCCACTACACAATTGCCGAACCAATTGACAACCACGTTGCCGGTGTTTCCTGACAGGTAGTAGTAAGAACCTGCGGCTACCTGCGTAACCTGCCTGTTAACGTTCGCACCGACAGTGAAGAGCTTTGAATAATTCACGCCATCGGCGGAAAACATAAGATCGTATCCACTCGTTGATGGACCGATAGTGAACGTGGTACTGAGTACCTGAAAAGGGGTTTCCCCCGACAATCTAATCTGCATCTTCTTCTAGATTTTTTTTATTTTTAGTTATTTTTTATGAATTTTTACGCCTATAGTAGTATTCTTTGTCCGTGTCCCTGTAAGTCGGCTCCTTCTGCCTCTCTTCCCAATCCTGTTCGACATATTTCAACAGCCCTACAACGGGTTGATATTTCTTCAACTTAATGCCACCTTCACCGCCTACTTGCGTGTCAAGAAGATTGTCCTTGAAAGCATACACCCTGTATCCGACAGCGGGTATAAGTGCATAGGAATACTCTCCTGTCGGAATGTCTCCCAAGTTGAAATTGTTGAACTGATAGTATGTCGCTTCGCCCGAGTCGTACAGGTTCCTGTATACGTAGCCCTGCTTCGTTGCATTGTTGAAAAGAAGCAAGTCGTACGTTCCGCCGCTTTCAACGGAACCCATATTAAAATAATCTGCATCGTAAGTTTTCATATCCTAGGAATTCTCAACGGAGAAGTATCTCCTTTTTTATGGATAACCATAGTTGTATTTTTTTATTTAATATTTGATCATTAGAAAAAGAAAAAGGCGGTGCATTTGCATCGCCTTTAACTTTTCAGTGTGTACCGATTAGGCACCGAGCACGGTCTCATCAGGGAACTTGATAGCGACACCCGCAGTGAACTCAACCTTGAGCTTCCACTTATCAGTGTCCTCATCAACGATCCACTTGTAGACACCTTCGGAACCAACGATGTCAGTACCATAGGCAAGTCCGTTCTTCGGAGCGGCAAGCATATTGCCCATACCCTCAAGACCCATCACAGGGACAATGCGGATGCGGCTGTCGCCGAAGTAGCCGATAGTCTCAGCAGCGGCATCGAGAACTTCCTTCTTGCTGCAGCAGAGAGCGTTCTGCTCCTGAACGTAGTTGCGGAAGTCGGTGTAGCTGATGAAGATGTCAACACCCTTCTTGAGAGCACGCATAGGAAGAGCGGCAACCATTGCATCGATTTTATCCGTAGCGGTAGCGCCGGTAGCGAACTGGACTTTGACAACACCCGTTTCGGCGGATGCCTTCTCGATGTAACCCTCGAAAGAGAGTCCGCTGTTGCCAGCCCAAAGAAGGGTTTCTAGCGCCTCTTGAGCAGCAGCTACGTTTGAGTTAGCAATCGCCTCGTTCAGCGGGAGTTCAATTCTGCCAGCCTCCCAGTTGTACTGATAATTCATCCACTTTTTACGCATATCCTTTGCGCAGTACTCCTTGTTGATCTTCAGAGGAACAACCTCAATGAATCTCTCGCTGAAAGAGTCACTGCCTGTAGGATCCCAAGTACAAGAGGAACCATCGCCGAACTCAACTTCTGAATCGAGATAGTTGAGGGCTTCCTTGTAAACCACGTTAGGATAGAGCTCGACATAATCGAGAGTCTTGCTTCCGGCAACGGATTTTACGAACAACTCATCGCGATTTTCCTTGATGTAATCGGTGAGTCCTGAAATGTTAAGTGTAGTAGCCATTGTTATTTCTGTTTTTTATTTTCTTGTTAGTTATTAGGCATCGATGATGCTTTGGAAAGTGCTGTACGCAATCTTGTACGGAAGGTGTCCGCTCATCTGAGACAGGCTGGTGTTGTATCCGTTCAAATCTGAGAAAGCAGTACCTGTCTGTGCGGTAAGTTCAGCGGCACTCATATAGTTGTCGGCACCGACAAACCACATATTGCCGTGCCCGGTTGCTGGATCAAGGTTGTTGTCCTCGAAGATACCAACGAGGTGCCCTCTTCCAAGTGCTTCAATTTCAGCGTGTTTCGTTGCCTCCATCTTCGTGAATACTAGAGCGGCGGTATTCGTGTAGAACCGAACGCCATTTGCCTCATCAACTGTAATGGTACTCTGCAACGATCCGGTTTGGCGGTTGAACTCGTACTCGTAAAGAGTTCCGCCGGTGATACCGGTGATAGTGTGAGTCGCCTCATCTACTGCGACAGTGATTTCATCGAAATTACCGAACCAAGCCCTCTTGATGCCACCGAGGTTAGCATCGCAGGTATTTTTAAGTCCTGTAAGTGTTTGAATGCATCCCATAGTTATAATTCCTTTTAATTTTATATTAGT